CTTGTTGAGCATGTCTTGGCCGGAGAAGATCTCGACCGGCTGCGGGGACGTCGATACGTCGCCGTCTGTGGGGTCCACCGATACGCCGTGTTTCATGTCGGCAAACTCGCCGACAAGCGCGACAGTGCCCGCGCCAACACCGTTGATCGCGCCCGGAGGCGCGAGATCGACGATGATCACACCCTCAATCGCGGTGATAACTTCAGTGCCTGGGAACGTTTGATAACGACGAATGAATCCGGCCACGATAGCCTCCTAGCAGTCCACGACCACGTTGGGTCCAGTTATTACCACATCCGGTCCGGCTTCGTCCAAGCGGAACTTGGGCTTGGCCTCGGGGAACTCAAACACGTTGACCAAAGGCACGCTCGCGGTCAACACGAACTCGGCTTTGCGATACCGCCGCATCGCGTCCTCTTCCGTATCCATGTAGCGCATGCTCTTCAGCTCGAACACCGCGCGCTCGTTGTAGTAGTGCGGTAGCTCCAGCTTGAACCCGTACATCCACGACACAGGATTGAACGCCGCTTCGAGCCCGCTGACGATCTCTCGACGACTCACGAGATCGGTCGTCCAAATCTCGACACGAAGATCCTGCACAAACTCGGAATGACTCAAGAGGTACATATTCGTACCAGCGAGACGATTCCGCGCATTGGGCATCGGAGTGAACTTGCTCGAATCGTACGAACCGAGATCCGGCGCGTAAACGATCGCGGCGGGATACTGCGCTTGAGTCTCCGGCTCTGGCCACGTCTCGAAGACTTGGCGGAACCATAAATCTCGCCCGCTGCCTTCACCCTCGACTGAGAGTTGCGCGAGGTACTCTGCCAGCCCGCGAGTGAGCGCGGTCCGTGTGTCGGTCAAACGCACCGCCGTGTAGGAGGGCGGGGCACTCTGATCGCGTATGAGTCGCGTCACAGGTGTGGTCATCCTCGACCTCTCAGCGCCTGTGACAAGAACTCATCGATCGCCAACCTAACAATCTCGGTCATTTGTTCGATCGCGCCCGACATCACGCGACGCGGCAACAATGGGTGACGCTTGTCGCCTCTTCCAGCCAACGACGCGGCGATTGCATAGGCCGCCGCTCGCGCCTCATTCGCCGGCACACCGAGCTTGTTCCGCGCCCACGCTTCGATCTGTTTGACGCCGGTCTTGCTCACAGGGCTCATGCGTCGCCCGTAATCGATGACACTCGAATAGGGGCGCTTGTTCGACACACGCGCGCCGTGATCCATAGGTGTGGCCGTCCACGCCGCTTTGTAATGGCCGTAGTTGAACGCCCCCGTCGTACCGCGCGGGCTCGCCTTTGGCGCGGCCTCGGTCCTGTTCTGCATGAGCGGAACACACTGCATCGCGCCAGCTTGAATGCCGCGGATGGCCGCGGGCATGAAGCTGTCTTTGAGCTTCTTCATGTACGAGGCCCATTGATCCATGCTCATGGTGACAACAATCGCGGTCATCGGGGATCTCCCCTGAAGTCGCGATCCTGATGCGCCTTCTCCAAACGAACCTGCCAGTAGAACCGGCCCGCGTGGTAGTGCGGCGCCGACCGCAGCCAGAACTTGCGCTTATCGCTCGTGCCATCCGGCTTCGGAAATTCGATCTCGTAATAGACTTCCTCATCCGGATCCGGCTCGCGTCCGTTGGGATCCAGCATGCGAAGCTGATAATCGGTGAACCGACCGCTGATCTCCGAGACTGTGATTGAGCCAATCTCATCGAGACCTACTGGCTGAACAACTTCCGTCATAGTCGTCAAGTCGACAACAAGAGGAGTCGGCAACAAGTCGAGAGTCCTCTCAACGATCGGCGCACCGATACCTCGGGTCCCTCCGCTCCAGCGCACTCGTACCACGCGCACCTTGTACGGGCGCAAACCAAAACGTGTGAACAGATCCCGCAACCGATCCGCGACCGGGATGAGCTTCTGCCCCAGCGTCCGATTGAGCTGAATGCTGGATGGATCGGTGTACTTGGGCAACATGCCGGCTCTACCTCACCGGGATCGAGCCTGCCCGAGTCCCCGCGCCCATGCGATACCGATTCGAGTACGGATAGATGGGCACACCGAGCACATCCGCGAGACGCCAACCCCATCGAACATACTCGCGTTCGAGCAGGTCGGGCTCATTCTCCCGCAGCTTGAGCGCATCGAGCGCGCTTGCAGCGAGACGATCTTGCGACTCCACCAAGCGCATCTCGGTGTCGTCCATGATCTTGAGGATCTTGCGAACCCGATCCACCGCCTCCTCGATGATGTTTTCGAGAGCGGTCTCGACCAAGAACATGGTTTGGATCGGTCGTGGAATGCCGAATTGAATCGACGCGGCGGGCTGTACCGCCAGATACCCTAGATGGTATCGCGCCCGCTCTTTCTCGCGCGCATCCAGCGGCATGTGCGACCCCTTTAGGTGATCTCTTCGAGATCCGCCCCGCCTTCACGAAGCCGACGAATGCCGTCCGCCCCGTAGCCCGATTGATTGAGCACGTCGCCCTTTCGCAGCATCACCATCTGCCCGCGGTATGACAGCCTTTTATTGGCCTTGACCAAAAACCGCCCGCTCGACGTCACGACCGGCGCGGCCGGCTCTTCCACCTTCGGCGCTTCAACCGGCGCCGCTGGTGCTTCCGCTTTCGACATCTCGACCGGCGCCGCTTCTTCGGGCGCAGCGATCTCCGGCTTCGGCTCGTCCACAAATGTTGCCAACGTCGAAGGCAGCGTGGGGGCGGGCGTCGATTCGCTGTCGGGGATCTCTCTCTTCTTGCGCTTGAATGACATCTGCGTCTCCTCCTCAAACGCGACAGGGCGCGACAGACAACAAACCGGCCCGATCAAAGTCAATCCCCGATCGTAGGGAGAACTGCCGGTCAACAGTCCGTCGCGCCCCGCGCAAACATCCCGCGGTTCCGTGGCACGAAGCCAGGGTTTGCGGGAACACGCGCCCACTACACGCCGAAAAACGACGGGGTAGTGCTAGGAGAAAAAACCCACCAACCAACTCTGACCAGGAGTAGGATTTAGAGTCATCTCCAAGACACAAACCAGGGCGCAAAATCGACCCGGTGGCGTTGACACCGGACAAGCCAGTATCGCCGGGCCGCCAATCTGCCAAAGCATCACGCCGACGCATGGCAGATACCTGAATCACGCCAGTCATCTCGCCCGAGTCTACTCCCCCGACTGCGTGGGTCAAGGGGGTGTACCCTGACCCACGACAGCCGAGCAGGAGGAGGTCACGCTCCCAAGAGCACGACCGTGCTCGAACTCACTCGCCGTGCTCGAACTCACTCGCCGTGCTCGATCACGCACGCGCGCTTGTACCGAGCCCCGTCGCCGGTGGTCGCGTCCGTACGGACCGGCCACGCGCCGATGTACTTCCAGCTCGTGCTCACGGAATCCTGCAACCTGTTGAGAGGCGCACGGATGATGAGCTGGATGCGGTCCGAGAAGACCTCGATGCCGTTGTTGGTGATGCGAGGCTCACCCACGCGACCGGTGATGCCGGCCTCGGTGATGAGCTGGCCCAGGTCTTGGTAGTATTCGTACATGAGACCTTGGCCCACGAACAGCGGACGATGGACCTTCACGCTGGTGGCGTTGATCAGCTCACCCGCAAACGGATCGTCTTGGGTGAAGGTGTTGGTCGGGCCACCCTCGACCGTCTCTTGCAACGGGCACTCGCTGTTGCGGAAGAACACGGTATTGAGGATCTCACCGATCGCGAATTGCCGATAGATGAAGTAGTCCGGCAACGCCGTGAGGAGCCGCTGGAACTCATCGTCGGCGAAGATCTGCGCCTGGCTCGTCGGATCCAGGTGGCAGTGGAACCGGCCGTCCGGTTGCTCGGGCACGTTCATTTGCCAGAACCGCGCCACCGCAGAACGGATGTCTTGCAGCATGAGCTTGTCAGCACTGCCGACATCGTCCACCGAGAAGCCGCCGCCCACGCGCACCGTGTAAGTGCGATCGTCGGCGATCACGTACGCACGATTCAACACCGTGACCGCGGTGTTGATCGTGAGCGTACCGGGGCCGACTTCGTCGCCAGCGGTGTCCGGAGAGAACCCGATCACGGTACGGGCAACCGGGCCGCCAGTATCGTTGACCGTGATCTTCAACGGGTTGTTGGTGCTCACGAGATCGTACCGCACCGGACTACCCGCGGGCAGATCCGGACGACGAGCGCGAGTGAATCCGTTGATTCGCTTGACGCGAAGAACGGTGACGCCCGTCTGAGCGCCGTCCGCGA